GGAGATGGAGACAAAATCAAATCCTTCTTTGAAAACTGTTGGCTTAATGTCGAATGGAACGGCGACGACACACAGCGAATGAAGATAACAAATAAGATAGCCCAATCATGAGCAGGATTTAGACGATAACGGTAGCACTGTCCTAGAGCCTATAAGCCATGGAGGTATTGCTGCCTAAATAGCAGACACAACTAATAAGTTGGCCGGATATTTCTAATGTGTTCCAGGCAGGCCTAATAAAAAATGCCCTAAAACTGACATCGATTGGGTGCGAAGCCCAAACTTCCCATCAACCCACCACAGGAATATACCGTGAGTAAACGAACCGTTTTAAAACCTGTAAGTTTTTTCAATACCCCAGAAGATCTAGATGCGCTTCAAGCGTATATCAATCAATTCAATGGGCACGAAAAGATCATCGCAGCCGCCTGTGCTTGGATGGCTTGGAACTTAGCAGCAAAATTAACAAGTCCGCATGAAAGCGCAACAGCTGAGAAGAACCACGACGTAACTCACTGACTTACGCAAATCCATAGATAGTACTTGTGCTAATATATTAGCCCCAGTACTATTGATGCTTTACTAGGAGGTAATCAGTATGGCAGAGAACGAATCTATCGCGCGAACCCCGTTAAATAGAACCAGAACCGAATATATCGATCCCTATGGCATGAAAAAACCCGATGCCGTAGACCACCCCCCTCATTACAACAACGGCGCTATCGAATGTATCAATTACCTCGAAGACAATCTTGGTCGCGAAGGCTTCGAATACTATCTCGAAGGAAACATTAAAAAGTACATGCATCGCTTCCGCATAAAAAATAAAGGAGCGCCGGTAGAAGATCTCAGAAAAGCCAAATGGTACTTAGAGCGCTTGATACAGACTCTAGTCAAGTAGAGGAGACGCCACCATGAGCTCTAACAACGAACAAAGTACAAAGATTCTAGATTACCTAAAAGAAGGTAACTCTCTTACAAGTCTAGATGCGCTCGCACTGTTCGGTAGCTTCAGGCTTGCAGCGCGAATACACGACCTCCGTAAAGCAGGACACGAAATCAAAACGCTTAGCGTACCTGCAAACGGCAGAATGCTCGCAAAATACACACTAAAATAAATCATAAAATCCCAGGAAGGGCTTATATATGGAATTTTTAAACTCTCCAGAACTCAAAGACTGCTTAAAGTATGAAACCCTTGCGCGTGACTATATAGAGCAGTCTCGTGAACTAAACCGCGACAACCTACACCCTGAATTCCACACGTTCGTAACAACCTGGGTTCGCTCGAACGCACCAGAAATTTACACCGACCTTAAAACTAAATTCAGCAGTGCTGAAGGCGAGATTTTTGCCCGTATGCAACAGTCACCAACAGGGAGCCCATTCTAATGGCTGTCGGAAGGGTCGACCTAAAAAAGCGTATAAGACAAGAATTGGCAGACGATGTATCGAGGTTCTTAAAAAGCGGAGGGAGCATTGTTTCTCTTCCGTACGCCCCAGATGCTGCCCAGGCTCAGATAGACGCAGCGGTGACAAATAAATGAGCTTAGTTACGCTAGACTTCGAGACGTATTTCGATACAAAGGTAAGCCTGACCAAGCTCAGCACGATGGAGTATGTCAAACACCCACGGTTCAAGGTACATGGTGTTGGCATCAAAATCGATAACGACGAAACACAATGGTACGGCGCTGACGAAACACAGGCTGCGCTAGAAGAAATCGATTGGAGCAACTCAACACTCTTAGCGCACAATACTTCATTCGACGGGTACATACTCACTCGCTACTATAATCTCATACCTCGGTACTACACTGATACCGCAGCAATATCTCGAGCGTTACACCCTGGTCAATCTGCCAGTTTGAAAGATTGCGCGATCCGTGAGTTTCCAGAAGACTCAACAAAGCGCAAAGGTGATGAACTCATCAAGACAAAAGGTGTCTATGACCTTGACCCAGAGCTTGAAGACATCCTTGCAGGGTACTGCATACAGGATGTTGAGCTCACCTACGCGCTGTACAAAAAGATGGCACCACTGATGCCGATGGATGAGCTGGATCTCATCGACATGACCTGTCGTATGTTCTGCGAGCCAAAGTTCATCGTGGACCTCGAGGCGTTGATCGCGTTCCGTGATGAAACTATCGCAACCAGCGAAGCACTCATCAAGGCTGGAGGTATCGACCCAAAGGTCTTAGCCAGCAACAAGATGTTCCCTGCCTTGATCGAAGAGCTAGGTATTGTTGTCCCCACTAAGGTCAGTCCGTCAACGGGCAAAAACATACCAGCACTGGGTAAAAACGATAAAGCGTTCACCCAGATGCAGAAAATGTATCCTGAACACCAGCATATATGGGATGCACGAGCCGCAGTAAAGAGCCGCATCAACGAGACGCGAGCTCAACGATTCATTGATGCAACGCACGATGACGGCACGATCTCAGCACCACTTCGCTACTATGCAGCGCACACTGGCAGATTTGGTGGGACAGAAAAGATCAACATGCAGAATATGCCCAGACTCTCACCCCTGCGGCTCGCGTTAGGCGCGCCTGCTGGCAAGCTCGTATACGTAGCTGACTTATCTAACATCGAGGCACGAGTACTAGCGTGGTTAGCAGGCGAAGAAGAACTGCTCGAACAGTTTAGATCAGGAGCGGATGTCTACTGTAACTTTGGTCAACAAATATACAGCCGTGAGATTAACAAAAACGACCACCCCACAGAACGCTTCGTCGCTAAGACAGCTGTTCTAGGACTCGGTTACGGCATGGGTGCAACCAAGTTCCAAGGCACACTCGAAGCAGGAGCGATGGGGCCAGCGATGAAGTTCAGCTTTACCGAAGCGCTCGATGTTGTTTCAAAATATAGAAACAGCTTCTCTGGCATACCAATGCTATGGAAAAAGCTCGAAGACAAACTCACAAGTACAATAAACGACCACTACTATGAAGAGTGGCGGTGTTTAACTTTCACAGACGACAAGATCTATCTGCCCAACGGCCTTGCCTTGCACTACAACAACCTCGGTATTGAGTGCGGGAAGCTGACCTATGACTCACGCACTCGCGAGAGCACATGGGGTGGAAGAATAGCAGAGAACATAACACAAGCGCTGTCGCGATTAATAATCACGGACGCCATGCTACGGATACAAGCTGACAAGGCATTAGACGTGGATATCGTACTCACCGTACACGACGAAATTGTCCTAATCGGATCAGATCAAAATCCAGATGAAACTATGAATAAATTAATAGCCCATATGTGTACACCACCTGTGTGGGCCCCTGATCTCCCGCTTAATGCAGAGGGCGGCTACGATAGCCGTTATAGTAAATAGATGCCTAGATTAGTGCTAACACGGAAGTTGAACGAGAACGTAATTATGCATGATGACGACGGTATATTAGCGACGATAAAAGTATCGCGCATTACAAAAAACCAAGTAAGGCTGTCTTTTGAAGCAGAGGAGGACATAAAAATCGATAGAGAAGAGCGGTACGAAAGTCAAATCCAAGACAAATAAATGCCAGATAATTATTATCTGTGCTAATATCTTAAACCCTTCTGGCGGTAAGCAAAAATGGTTCTGACTTTCTTAGGAGCTGCTAATGGCGCGCGGCTCAGCAAACAACACAAACCCTTAACGGGGTTTACGCCGTATCCACACGTCAAAAAAGTTAACTCATATGAACACACCATCCCGTTAGACTCAACGGGCTTGTCTATGCTCCACCAGTTGATCATAGACCATAGTGCTCGAGGTCATTGCCTACTTAAAGGTAATCTTAAACGGACACTTAAAGACGAATCGCGAGCAGGTAAAACTGACCGTATCGCGTATTCAAACTTATTAGTACTCGACATCGACGGCCTGACTCTGCCGGGGCACAGAAATCCAAAGATGTTTACCGCAAGCGACGTTACAAAGCTTGCAAAGACCATTCTGCGGGAGCTGCCTCCTATGCTCCAAGACTGCGCTTTCATCGCGCAGGCATCGAGCAGTCTAGGCATGAAAGGCGATGCGGTATCACTGCACATATTTATGCTGCTAAAAACTGCTATGCCGCCCAAAGCTATCAAGCTGTGGTTACAACAAGCAAACTTCGACTCAAAATTATTTGAGTCACAATTAGAGTTGTCATCGAACGGGCACAGTCTCAAGTACCCCTTAGACGTAAGCGTTGCTGATAATTCTAAATTAATCTTCATCGCTCCTCCGACTTTCGAAGATGAATCACACAATCCTTTCTCTGTAGCAGGAGACCGAATGGTGTGCGTACCAGGAGCAACTGACGTGCTAGATCTCGCGAGTTTGATGAGCGATATAAGCCCAGAGCTATTAGCCCAGAAAACAAACGAAACAAAGAATCGATTGAGAGCACTTAAAGGGTATAACGCCAAGAAAGAAAAGCTAACAATCGCAGCTGTAAATAACAAGACGGAAGAAATTCTGTTAAACCCAGATCAAATGAGCATCGCAATAACAGACGATACGTGTCCCCCTTTCATTAGATGTAACGTGAATGGAGGAGACAGTAACGCTTATTATTTTACGCTTAATGATCCTACATACATGTTCAACTTTAAAGGTGAGCCAATATGGAGCATTGAAAAAGCAGACCCAGATTTTTTCAAAACCATTTTTGACCACTATGAAAAGGAAATGACTATGAACGGTAAAGCACACTATCCTGTCGCTCTGAGAGATTATTACACCGACACACATTACAACGGTGTATTTAATCCAAACTTGAATCAATTTTCAGACGACTTCCCACTACTGCCTTGCTCTCCAGCAAGCATAGAAGGCTTCATGCGCAGCCACGGTAGAGCGAAACCAGACTTTATACCTGATGCAAGGGTAACATTTGACCCTGCTTCTAATAAGCCAGGCGTTAATCTCGAGACCATACCCTATACGATAAATATGTTCCGAAGAACAGAGTACCTGCTGTCTACCCTTGAGCACGAAGCGTTAAGCATAGGCCAGTCACACAAGATCGCGGAGGCCTGCCCATTAACATACAAGCTCCTGACGCACATACTAGGTGGTCAGAGCGTAGAGGTTGAGCATTTCACAAACTGGCTTGCGTATATATTTCAAACACGACAAAAAGCAATGACAGCATGGGTGCTGCAAGGTGTCCCTGGAACAGGAAAAGGGATCTTCTATACGAAGATATTACGCCCTCTTTTTGGCAGTGAGCATGTACCAATGCGTGCGCTGCAAAATATCGAAGAGCAATTCAACCTGTACATGCGCCAAGCAATCTTCTTAGTCGTAGATGAGTTCCATATGGCATCAGCTAATGCGGGAACAATCAAGATTGCAGACAAGCTAAAGAATGCAATCACTGAGAACACTATGACTATACGCGCCATGCGCAGCAATCAAGTTGAGATGCCTAACTTCACTAACTTCATCTTCCTAACCAACCGTATGGACGCAGTAAAGATTGAGGAAGGAGACCGCCGCTATAACATTGCGCCACGACAAGAGAAGAAGCTAGAAGAAGTCTACCCCGAAGTAATCGAAAACATCGAAAGTATAAAAGATGAGTTGCTGGTATTCGCAGCAATCTTACGAAACTTTAAAGTTAACGAACAGTTAGTCCATACACCTATATCTAACAACGCCAAAGCGCATATGGCTCAAGTGACCATGTCAGTTATAGAGGAGTTCTTCTCTGCCGTACGTCACGGTGACTTGTCGTTCTTTATGGACATACTCGACATCCAGCTAACCAACGTATTGCAAGGCGCAGAGATCACCACCGCGCAGCGCTTAGTTAAACAGTGGGTAGTAGAATCGAAATGGCCTTACTCAGTAATACCAATGGAACACTTACGCACCGTATACAGCGTATTAACTGACGAGCGCATATCTCAACGAGAGTTCCAAAAGAAAGCAGAACGAAATGGTCTCGTTAAAGAACGTAAACGCGTTTATGGCAGCAAGCAAAATACAAACGCTTTAAATGGAGTTATAGCAACGTGGGAGCTAGAAGATGCATATTTTAACGAAGTTATTGAGAAGCACTTCAGTGAAAAAGATATGAAATTACTTGCTGTTAACTCTTAGTATTAGGTACACTAATACGCATTAAATTTCACGGAATTAATATGATCAAGCTGACTCAGGACAAGAGCGCAGAAAATCTAACAGACTTCGAAAAACCAGAAACACTTGGCGAAGTACGTGCCTGGAGTTGCTCAGCCTTAAAAGTCTATGAAGAGTGCCCCTACAGAACTTACATCAGCAGAGTCAAGGGCATCAAAGAACCGTCAGGTGCAGCTGCTGACCGTGGCACACAAATTCACCAGTATGCTGAAGACTATGTCAATGGCACTATGGGTGAGATGGCTACTGAGCTATTCAAATTCAAATCTCAGTTTGAAGATTTACGTCAAGGATTCATTGACGGAAAAGTTGAGTTAGAAGGTGAGTGGGCATTCGACCTTGATTGGAAATCAGTAGGCTGGATGCAGAAAGAAACTTGGGCACGTATCAAGCTAGACGCA